GCTCATCGCCAAATCTTCAATAATGATTGGCTTGGTTTTGCTTGTGGTTGTAAATGGATGAACCAGGTTCCGGCATTTGCCTTGAAGCATTTCATAAAATACATCCCCTTGATTGTTAACCTCAACCAACGTGACCGCTCCAAAGGATTTAATAACTTCGGCAACCTTATCAATGATACGGCTCCAATCATCATGGCGCCATCTTTGAACGTGAATCATTTGGCTCTTATCATTCAAGATAGTTAGAACAGTATAATCATCCGCGCGGCCAATATCAAGGCCGGCATAATTCTTCGCGGTCTTGGAACCATTGCCGAAACATTCACGAACACCCCGGAATAAACCGGAAGCATTATCCATAAATTCCGCAAGGTATTCTTGGCGAAAGATATGATCCGGCAAAGAACGCTTACGTTCATCCAGTTCCCTTGCATCAATCATTGGATTATCATAACTCGAGTAATGGATGTATTTATAACGCTCATCATAATTGTGTTGCATGCATATCCGATGGAAATGATTCTTTCCTTTTGGAGTTGATATAAAAACTATCTTCTTTCCCTTAACCATAACACAAGCGGAAAGAACTTCATCCCAAAGTTCCGGCCTTGTAAATGCCATCTCATCAATAAACATATAATCAAATGTATTGCCTCGAATATTATCCGGCCGTTCCCCGGAAAAGAACTCAATGGATGAACCGAACCCGCTAATCAGTAAATCGGATTTGTTGAAATCAAATAGCCCGGATTTTGCAACCGCCTTCTCAAGTTCGGCAAATACTTTTTTCCCTTGTTTATATACTGGAGTAATCCAAGCGATTTTACATCCAGGATCATTGATCGCCCAATATAATAATTGGTTAATGCCAAGTAAAGTTTTGCCGAATTGCCGGCCAATATTCAAAGCGAAATATTTTTCTTTCCCCTGGTTAATGGCTGCATGAATTAAACGTTGATTATCATGCGGCTTATAACCTTTTATCAAACTCATTCAAAATCAAATTTATCCACGCTCCGAGTTTCGAGTTGTTGGCGATCATGCATTCCCAATCTGTTCTTTGCGTAGAATATTCCCTTGCCTTCATTGGCAACAATATCCGCGGCCAAGGATTTGAAAAGTTCATCTATCTTTTTAATAGTGTTCGATTTGATTTGATCATCGGATTGCAGCCACTCATAATAAGTTGAACGAACAATTGATTTCTCCTTCCTAATCAACGGAATCCAAATCCTTAAAAAATAATCAATCGTAGGGATATGCCGATCCATTACGAGCATAACTTCCCCTTTATTACTAAGCTGTTCCTTTTTATGAGAACAACATTCAGTAATATAAATAAAAGCAAGATCCTCAAGCTTTAAAATAAATTCATTTGAATATGCCATAACTTTACAATATACTATGTTTTTTTGTTCGAATATCTTTCTCTAATACTATATATTTTAAACTGCCGTTCCATTTTATTCACTCCATTACCAAGAGATTTTTGTTTGCCATGCCTTCGATAAAAGTAAAGAAAAGCATCAACATAACCAAGTTTTAAATCATTATATAAACATCTCATGTTAAATTCGTATTCTTCGGCGCAATCAATTGTTTCATCAAAGAATCCAATCTTATCAAATACATCTCTTCGATACATTAATGAACCGCCATGAATTGAATTGTACATAACCAATTGCTCAAATGTTGGATTTGTACGTTCTGGAATATACTCCAGTTGTTTTCCGGCATGCATCCCTTCCATATAAATTGCAATTGCTTTTCCATTAATGAAATCATAATCCTTCATTCCTTCAACGGAATCTTTAATTGAATTTGTTGGCAAGTAATCATCTTCGCAAAGGTATTTGATAAACGTACCGCTTGAAGCTTTGATGCCTTGATTTAAATTATAAGAAACCGAAGCATCATGATTGGATTCAATTATCTCGATTGCCCCTGGATATGATTGCCGATGAATTGATGCAATTGCTTTATTAAGATATCCGCGATCTGTTCGGTATGGAATAATAATTGAAACAAGCGGATAAGTCATTTAAGAAGGTTTAAGAGATGTTTGCCCGCAGCTTCCATATTATGCTTGCCAATGAATCCGTTATGCGTTGATTCGCGAATTAATTGGAAATTGTCTTTTGTTATAACGTTGAGAATATTATGAAACTTTTCTTCATTGTTTGCAAGGATAAAATTATGATTGCCGTAAACATCTTCGTAAGCTGCCGGATTCAAGTTGTTCGTAATTACTAAACATCCAAGCGCGGTTGCTTCGAATGCTGTAACTCCAAAACAACCGTATAACTTTCCATTCAATAACGGTTGGAATAATTCAATGTAAATATCGCACTTTGAAATCCTTTGAAGATTATTATAATGCGGATATCTTGTTTCATCGATATGGAAACTAAATTTATCTTTGAACGGTTTAATCATCTCTTTTATCTTATCGGTACCCTTAACAATCGGATTGCTTGGGAAATGGCCAATTGTAATTGTGCCATCATAACGCTTTGGCTTCTTTTCAACAAAAGAAAAATGCGGGGCAATATATGTGAAATCTTTGTTGTGGAGTAAAAATTCACACTGATCTGTAAATATCCTTTGCTCCCGGAACAAGGAATCATAAAACTCTTTATTATTTCGGTACCTGGTGCCGGTATGATAAATGATTAACTTTGGATGATTTCGAACTACTTCAAAGATTCTTGGATCGGAATGAAATACCTGAACAACATCATATTCCATGTAATGCCTTGCAATATCATTTAATGTTGCTTGTTCGCTTTGTGTTTGATAATTAAATACATGCCGTTGAAAAGTCCAATCAACGCAATCCACTCCAACCGCCCGAAGAGAATTTGCATTCTCGTGGCTCATGTTGGCGAAATCCATTGATGCCAGATTTAAGACGCGCATAACTTGTAAATCATTACCCAAAAAATAACTCCAAGGATTAGCATTGCCAACCAAGTGAAAAATGTTCTCATTGCTTTAATAGATTAATTAAATGAATTTTAGTTGCATTCTTTCCGCTGTTTAATCCTTTTGCTTTAACCATTTTTTTTAGTTCTTGGATTGAAGCTGCTTCCGGATTAAATACATCCACTTTGATTCCGGTAAAATGAACAAGCTTTGGATTAACTCGCAGCATTTTGGAGTTCATCCGATCCATTGCAACCCGAACACAAGTTCCACAAGCGGTATTCAACCCGCCGAATCCATTATCGGAATACCAAACCGCAAGCTCGCGTTTTAATGTTTCATCCAAATGGCATGATCTCATCCTTGAGAATTGATCAAGTTGATATTTTAGTTCATCGCTTACTTTCATATATTAAGATTAATTCGGATAATAAATAAGAAACAAACGCCAGGGGAATTAATTTCCAATCAATGAATAAATAAATACTTGTTGCAATCCAAAAGGAAAAGCAAGGTAAACAATTGAACGGTTTAATATTGGGAAGGTTCCAAGTCTGGAGCGCCCTCGCCATCGCCGTTGCGATAATTATATAAATCATATTTAAATTTTTTTATTGTTTTGTGAATAGTATCCAAGCCAAGCCCGGTATTTTTTTTAATCTCTCGATAAGTCATTCCATATAAATGCATCTTTGTTATTTCTTTGATGAATAGTTCTTGATCATCCTTTGGCATCTTATTTAAAAAATCGTGAATAAGTTCTTGATATTGATTCGGATCTTGTTCATCATCTTCATTGGCAACATCGAAGAGTTCATTTGCCGGGAATCTAAATTGCCGGTTAAATTCCGATCCTGGCCAATTGTATTGGTTCCAACAGAACCGGGCGAACATCTTCGGTAAAACATTCGCCTCAAGTTCATAATTGTGGAGTAAAAGATAAACATGGGAAACAAGATCGCGATGCAAAGGATCATCCGACGTAATCTTTTTTGCGATTTCATATGCATCTTTTTCCCAAAACATGGGCTAAAATAATATAATTTTCTTTCAATCAACAAAATCTTTTGAAAAAAAATCAAACCATTGAACAAAAAAGTGTTGGCCAACTGGCTTTGAATTGATAAATCTGTTCATCATTGGATAAGATACATTCATATCTTCGGCGAGATGTTTAATTTTATAACGCTTGTTTATTGTGTTTTTAATATGCAAGCGCATAAAATCCGTTATATCTTGATTTTCAGAAAGGTAAATCATCATCCGCTTGTTCATCCGCTTGAATTTTAGTTTCTACTTTTGCACGCTCCAGGATATCGCAATCGAATCCTTGCAACCTGGTAAAGAACTTTTCGTTCCATTCACGCCCGCGAATATCAAAAGATATCTCAACCGCATCATTTACGGAAACAGTTTCAATCAATGATGTTTTATCATTAATAAATTCAAATTGAATAACTTCCGGATACTTGGAATTTGTTTCAATGTTGATTTCTTGTTTTGCAAACTTTTCTGTTATTTGCACTTTTTCGTTAATTTTCTTAACTACTCCAATCATTTTGTAAATCATATATTTAGTTTTTGTTTGTTACTTGTTATTTGTAAATTTTAACATAATATTGTTCGCTTGTTTCATTAACTCCGGAATTAAATTCTCCTTTGTCATATGCCTTTACTATTTGCGTTCGCTCCATTTCTTTGGCTTGTTCAACTAAATCTATTATTTTTTCTTCCCAAATAATATCTAAATTTTCAACCAACCATTCTACCGCTGTTTGTTTTGCCATCTTATTTATCATTTAATTCAGCAATACACATTGCGTAAAACATCGAAGCATGTACCAACTTCTCATTCATAAATTCTTCTTTCTCAACATTGCGTTCATATTTAAGAACGGTTATTCTTTTGGCCGGTTCAATATGATCAACCTGGTGTATTGATTTATTATCCCAATCGGAAAGCAAATCATCTCCAGTTGTAATCATGCAATAAACAAGCTCGAATAATGGCTTATCATATAACAGCATATATGCAACACCTTGCCACTCATATTTTGAGTTATGCGCTTCGGAACTAAATGCCGGAAATGTTTCCAAACTAAAAGATGTTTTTACATCAATGATTGAATCTTCGGTTATTATATCGCATTCCCCGGATAAATATTCAGTTTCAACCCGAAGATTGTTTTTCTTGTAATCGGTAAATCTAACGGCATTTAACAAAGCAATTGATTCAAGTTCTTGATCAATGCCTTTCATTACTGGCTTGGTTCTTATTTCCGATTTATATTCATAAAAGTTTTGCTTTGCAATTTCCCGGATGTAAGTTTTTGCCCCTTCCGATAATGCTTCGGTTTTATTCCTTGGCGCTGCCATTAAATTTCCGATTGAAGATGGATGCCATTTCATAACGTTATGGCTTTAAGTTGTAAATCAGTTAAAGAATAAGTTGCATGTAATTGTTCAACTGTAAACTTTTTATCCGCAATTGCTTTCAATGCTTTCTCAAATCTTTCATTGTCAATTGATGGCTTTGCTTTTGGAGCTGCGCTTGCGGTGTTGCCATCATCATCAACGGCTTGCAAAGATAAAAGCGATTGTAATGTTCCCCTTCGGAAATAAGTAACAGCGGAAAGAATCTTTTGGGGATCTGTAATCAACGGCAATCTCATAAAAGATTCAATCATT